ATAAAAGAAATTTTAAAACAGTTATAGAAGGAGGAAAAAAAACAGATGGAAATTGATGAACTTCAAAGATTGGTAAAGGAACTTCGGGACAAAGTAGAAGAAAAGGGGCGCACAGAAGCAGAATTGAAAGAATTGCAGGAGAAGCTTAATGCGCGAATTGATGAACTTGAAGCTAAAATGATGCGGCCACCGTTGGGCGAAGCTAAAAGCACTGAACCTAGCGAAACTAAGCAAATATTTTTCAAATTTCTTAGGCATGGCAGAACTAGCCTAGCACCTGAAGAAAGAAAAGCTTTGGTAGAAGACCAGTATGGCCAAATACTTGTGCCTGAAGAAGTGGAAATGGAACTTTATAGGCAATTGCCAATGCTTACTGTTGTTCGCCAGCTTGCTACCGTTAAGCAAACACGTAGCGATAGGATACGTAGAAGAAGTATCAATGAAACAATTGTAAATTGGGGAAAATTAGAAACAGCTAACAACCCACAAATTGCCCAAGATAGTTTAACAGCAGGCGAGGCATACACTTATATTGAGGACCTGTACGGCCTTGCACTTGTGGGTGAAGATGAACTAATGGATACAGATATCAACCTTCAGAATTTTATTGTAGATAGTTTTGCACGTGCAATTGCTGAAAAGGAAGAAGATGCGTTCATTAATGGCCAAGGGCATAGTGCTGGCCAGCCAGAAGGTATATTGTATGTTAACCAGTTAATTCCTGTTGTAGAACGTGTACATACTAAAACTGCTGGCGCGTTTACCGCAGATGATATCCTTCATCTAATTTATGCTGTTCCAGCACAATATCGCACCAATGGAACATTACTTGTAAATAGCCAAACTGAATATGCAATGCGCATTATGAAAGATGCTGTGAATAATAGTAACCAGTATTTATGGCAGCCATCTTTACAGGCTGGTAGGCCAGCAACTTTCGCAGGATATCCAGTAATGAATTCCGAATTCATACCTAGAATTACTGATGGCCACGCAGTTGCGATATTCGGTGATATTAGAAGCGGATATACTATTTATGATAGGCTAGGCGTTACTATTCAGCGTTTAGATGAACTATTCGCCACTCAGGGTATGGTAGGGTTTAAGGTTCATTTCCGTGTAGGTGGCGCTGTAGTACGGCCAGATGCATTAAGGGTATTGGATGTTTCAGCTTCTGGTGGTTAATAATGAAGATACGGGCTAAGCAACTGCTAATATCTAGCTATGGCATTTTTAATGCGGGCGATGAAGCTGATATTCCTACAGCTATAGCAGTAGCTTGGATAAAAGCTGGGCTAGCAGAAAAAATATCCGATTTACCGGGACCGAAGGAACGGAAGCATGGTAAGAAGGATACAAGCGCCAACGATTGAACCAGTTACCACCGCGGAGCTAGCCAATTATCTGCGGCTTGAAAGTGATGCGCAGGGTGAGGAGCAAACACTCCTTGCCCTGTTTATTACCGCCGCCCGCGAGTTCTGTGAGGAATACACGCGCAGGAGTTTTATCAAGCAAACATGGGAATATCTCGGGCCACCAACAGTAGATTTACCACGGCCACCAGTGATTGAAAAAACAGTGCAACCTCTTAGCGATGGCTTTGTGCAAGTGATTTATACTACTGGCTATGGCGAAACACCAGAAACAGTACCCGCACCCATAAGAAATGCTATCCTTCAGTACGCGGCTTTTTTATACGAGAACCGCGGCGACATAAACGCCGAACCACCGCAGGCGGTATTGGATTTATTAAAACCATACGTGGTGAGAATACTGTGAAAAAGGTTACTGTTGGCGGATTAAAAAAGCGCGTAACCATCTTAAAACAGGTGCGCACAAGCGATGGACAAGGCGGCTTTAATGAAACGTGGCAGGAGGCTGGCACCGTGTGGGCCGCCATAGAACCTGTTAGTGGTAGGGAATATTATGAAGCAATGCAACTTTCAAACGATGTAACACACCGGGTGCGAATGCGCTACATGAATTTGACGCCGCACGAACGGATTAAATATGGTTATAAAGTATTTGATATTGTTGCCGTGATAGATGTAAACATGGAACACCGGGAGCTAGAGGTGCTGTGCCGTGAGCGAACTTAAGATTGAAGTAAAAAACATTGATAGGGTGATTAAAAACATAGATAAATATGGCGCCGAAGTACAGGATAAAATAAAGCAGGTGCTTGCCGACGGTGGAATGAAAATACAAACAGAAGCACAGAACCGCGCGCCAGTACGAACCGGAACCCTGCGTGCTAGCATAGAATATAAACCCAATGGATTACAGGTTGAAGTAGTAGCTGGCGTGGATTATGCAAGTTTTGTGGAATTTGGCACGCGCTTTATGGAACCGCAACCGTTTCTTACCCCGGCATTTGAACTTGTAGCGCCGCAGATTGAACGTGATATAAAGGAAGTGCTTCAAGGTGCTGAATGAATTACAGGCCGCGGTTTATACGCGTTTAACTTCGCTTGGTTATTCTGTTTATGATGCAGTACCAGAACAAACCACATACCCCTATATCGTGATAGGCGATGATTTTGCAACAGATTGGGGAACAAAAAGCTTCCCGGGCTGGAGCGTGCTTGTAACCATTCACATCTGGAGCGATTACAATGGCTGGCAAGAAACAAAGGCAATAATGGACGCGGCAGAACAAGCACTTTGCGTTGATGAATTTGTGCTTCAGAACCATACCATTGCGGTGCTTTTACCTGAAAGCATGCAAGTGCTACGGGACCCAAGCGGCCTTAGGCATGGCGTGTTAAGATTGCGTGTTAAAATTATATGAGAAGGAGGAACGATAAATGGTAACAGAAGTAATAAAAGGTATAAACTTCCTGCTATATGTGGACGATCAACCAGTGGCAGGGCAAAGAAATGCTAATTTGAGCGTAAGCGCCGATAACATAGATGTAACCAACAAGCTTGGTGATGGCTGGGCAGAAAACATAGCTTCGTTTAGAAGCTGGAGCATTGATGCAGATGGCCTTGTAGTACCTTCAGATACGGCTTATGAAGCATTAGAAGCGGCCGCCATGAATGGTACCAGTGTAACAGTGAAACTTAGCACAGGCACAACGGGCCGCACTTACACAGGCACGGGGTATATCACGGATTTTTCAATTGGAATGCCCTACGATGATGCTACAACCTATTCTTGCACTATTACAGGAACAGGCCCATTAACTAAAACTGGGGCATAGCCCATGACGTTTGAAGCAAACGGACAAATTTACGAATTGAAGTACAACATCCGCGCCCTTCGCACGATTGAAGATGTATTTCAGTGCCCGCTACCAGAATTACAAAACAAGTTTGAAAAGGGCATTGGCATCAATGATTTAGTGAAATTTTTCCAGATTGGGCTGATGCATGCTAACCCGGGCATTACAGTAGAACAAGTGGATACCATTATTGACAACATCGGAATAGAAAAAGCCGCCGAATTATTTGCCGCCGCGTTTCAGGAAGCATTTCAAAAAAAAGTGTAAACAATGATACAATGGACGTGCGGGGTATAGATTGGGAGGAACTATTGACGCAGTGCGTGCGTGCAGGCCTAGGCCTTGAACAGGTAATGAACTATACCCCGCACGAAATTGAAGTTGTATTAAATGGTATTGCTTTAAGAAAACAAGACGAGCTTTATATAAAGGCATGGGAACTTGCTAATATTATTAACTACACAGGCCGGACAAAGAAATTAATAAAGCCAGAGGATCTGGTGCGTGTTAAACAAGAAAGAACAAAGCAACAGTTAGATATACGGGCCGAATGGGAACGCATATTAAATACAATGGAGGTGCAGTAAGTGGCAGATGCAGGAGAACTAGTAGTACGTGTTAGCGCCGATACAAAGGATCTTGAAAGCGCACTTAAAAGCGCGCAAAAAACGATTGACAAAGTAGGATCTTCTTTTCAGAAAGTAGGTTCACAACTAACAAAGGGCCTGACCATGCCTATAGCGGCCGCTGGCACCGCCATTATGGGTGTTTGGAATAACATTGACGAGGCCGAAGATAATATTATAGCAAAAACCGGCGCGCTGGGTGAAACGGCCGCTTCACTTAAAGATACTTTTAAAAACGTGTTTGGTAGCATGCCCACAGATGCACAAACCGCTTCAGATGCTATAGCAGAATTAAATACACAGTTTGGCCTGGAGGGAAAGCAACTTGAAGATGCTAGTAAATATCTAATAATGTTTGCTGAAATAACCGGGGCGAATGTAACTGAAGCAGCACAGCAAGCAGAAAAAGTAATGCGCTTGTTTGGCGTTTCAGCTGAACACCTGCCAGAAGTATTAGATGCTGTGGCAGCGGCTGGACAAAGAACGGGCATTTCCACTAACGAATTAATGCAGGCTGTAATTGACCTTGCACCACAGCTTAAGAAAATGGGTTTCAACCTTGCTAGTTCAATACAATTTATTAGCGAAACAGAAAAAGCGGGTATAGATACTAGTAAAGCGGTAACTTATCTTGGCCGTGCACTTGCAAATGGTGCAAAAAAAGGAAAAAGCGCAAGTGCAATGCTTGGTGAAATGGCAAAAAAGTTTGCGAACGCAAAAACAGAAACAAAACAAACCGCGCTAGCGATGGAATATTTCGGGGCCAAGGGCGCATATACACTTATTGCTGCTATTCAACAGGGGCAGATTAGCCTATCCGATTTAGCAAAAGCTGCAAAACAAGCACAGGATCCGCTTGCCGGTTTGAATGAAACCACTGGTACAGTTGCAAAAACCTATGAAGAAACGCTGGACCCGATAGATAAATTTAAAGCAAAAATGAATGAACTTGCTTTAAAAATAGCACCATTAGGTGTGACACTTCAGGAAACAATAGAACCGGCACTTACAAACATTATAGATGCTATAGGCAAGCTTTTAGATTGGCTTAACAAACTTGACCCCACCACAAAGAATATGATAGTACAAGTT